GATAAATATAGAGAAGGTGGTTATTGGGGTGAAGGAGAAATAACTCGTAGTTCCAAATCAAAGGCAAAGGTCAGAAAAGTAGAACGAGTTAGATTACCAAATGGAAAGATGGTAATTACAGTTATTCTAACAGAACCAGATGATTTATCAGAAGTAGTTGTGAGAGAAGAAAAAGGAAAAGTGAATATGATATCAAGAAAATATTTAGAAGGTCCATTAAATCCAAAACCACAAAAGGTAAAGAAAAAAATCAAAAAGGAATCTAATAGTCTTGTCGCTGAACTTGTAAATCCAATTTTGAAAGAACACAAGTTACCATTGATTGAATCAAAAATTAAAAAAGTCGTGGGTATCTATGGTGGTAGATATCAACCATTTGGCCCACATCACTTAAAGACTTACAAGTGGTTAAAGTCAAAGGTAGATGATGCTTACATCACCACATCAGACATTAAAAAACCACCTAAACACCCTATGAATTACAGAGAAAAACTTCGTCATATGACAAAAATGGGTGTTCCTAAGAATCGTATTATAAAGGAAAAAGTTCCATTAGTGGCAAATAATGTGCTAAAAAAATACGATTCCGAGACTACAGCCGTGATATATATATTTGGAGCTAAGGATGCTGGTAGACTGGCAGGTGGTAAAAAGAAAAGTGGTGGATTATCATACTTTCAAGATTACAAGAAAAATAAGAATAATCTAAAAGGATATGAAGAACACGGATACTATATGGTAGCTCCACATCAATCAGTTAGGGTTGGTGGAAAAGAAGTTAGTGGAACGGTAATGAGAGAATTACTCGGTTCACCTAAAATAGATGATAAAGAAAGACCTAAATTATTTAAACAGGCATTTGGTTATTTCGATAAAGGTATTTATCAAATGATGACCAACAAATTTAGAAAGTTATTTGAGATTAAAGAAAATTTAATTACTGAAAAATTAGTAGCTGCAAGAAACAAAGGACACTTGAAAAATGGTGGAAAAACAGCACTCAGTACAAGTGGAATAATTTCTAAGTTTAAAGGTAGAGGTGATATATCAGATGCATTTAGTTTTGCTATGAAAGATTTAGAAAGAGCTATAGGTTCACTTTCTGTAAAACAACGAGAAAAGATATTCAAAAATGGTAGAGCTTGGATGAATCTTGAGGTTATGTGGCCCAAGTCATCTAATGTGATAAATTATGATAAGGCCGAAATTGTATTTCACGGGGCAATAGAATATGATGATAATGGAAATGCTATAGGTGAGGTCAAAGATTCTGCTCGTATGTTAGCTGGTATGATTAAACAAGTCAATCAGAATATACAGAAACGATATAAGATTGGAAAACCAAACTTTTTAACCGTACCTAAACATCAAAATTTTGAAAAAAGGAAAAAATATTTTTTTAGTAAATTAAACAGATTACAGAAACAATACGGATTAAAAGATAATGATTCACTTTCGGTATATCATCAAAGTTATTGGGAAGAATTTATATTTAATGCAGCAAAACAACATGGATTTACAATTCCAAAGACACCATTAAAGAATTTAACTAAGAGATGGGCTTTCTTTGACAAATCATATAAGATTCCAATGATTAAAAAGGATTTCAAGAATCATCCAGAATTTTTAGATTGGGTATTAACTACGGATAAAGTAGACCATTCCAAAATGGTTAAAAAGAATATGAAACCATTTGAGGAATTGTTCTTTGAGGTTGGAGCAGAAATAATGACAAATGTAAGTGGTTGGTTGGCAGCCAATCCTGACTCTACGGTTCAGAGAGTGAAGAAACAATTAGATTCTGCAATCAAAAATGTTCGTGCTGGTGGTGATTTGAAAAAATTAAATACTTTAAAATTACAATTAGATAAATTAAATAAGATTGGTGGATTAAAATCAATTGTTCCGAGTGAAGGAATAGTTTTTAAATATAATGGTAAGACCTACAAATTTACAGGAGCTTTTGCACCAATCAATCAAATAACAGGATTGATGACATTCTAATGGAAGATTTCGAAGATATACAAGAAATCTTTAAAATGAAAAAGATGAGTAATATTAAGTTTATTATTAATATTGTTGGTCTGTTAGGTGCATTAGGTGGTGGATGGTACAAATTAGAAAGTAGGGTATCGGCATTAGAAACACAGATGGAACAAGAGGATAAGGTAAAATCGATTCAAGCCGAAATAGAATTAATGAAAAGAGATCAAGAACTTGAGGAATTAAAATTCAGATGGAAACTTGATTCGTTACAAAGGAGTTAAATTATGAATGAACATCAAAGAAATGTAAAGGCAAGACAAGATATTTTAAGTGGTAAAACACCAGATAAAAGAATTTTTGTTCATATGGAAGATTTAGAGGAGAAAAAGAAACGACAAGAAGAAATAAAGGCAGAAAGAGAACGAAAAAGTGATAGAATGGACGCTTTAAAAGAAGCAAAGACTCCTTGGTTTTGTCCTAATTGTGATAAGGTGATGAATAAACGATTAGATGATAAAATGTATAGATTACACAATCAATGTTTTGATTGTCAAATTGAATTTGAGAATAAACTTCGTGCAGAGGGTAAATATGAAGATTGGGAAGAAAAAAAGGTATTAAATAATCAACTCTCTTATGTAAACGACCAAATAGAAAGTATAGAAAATTGGAAAGAGGAAGCATCCAAACCATTTGAAAGTCTTGACCAAGTAGGTATTAAGGATGTCGAACTACAAAAAGAAAAGTGGAGTCAAAACATAGAACAAGTTGAAACTATGTCTAAAGAAGCTCTTGAAGGATTAAATAAACTTAAAGAAGAAGTCGAAGAAAAACTCAATAGTTTAGAAGTTTAATATTTATAATTGTGTTAGTATATATCGGAGAAAAAAGTGATTAAAATGAAGAAATTATTAGAAGAAAAGGTAGACCTTGATGATATTTCTATGAATCACCAAAAATTACTAAGAGTTGGAAGTAATTATATTCATAAGGCACGAGATGGACGACTTTGGTATGAATTAGAAAATGATATAAAAAAGAGTAAGAATAGAACTTTAATAAGATACTTTAAAAAGTATGATGATGCTCGTCTTAAACTTCAACATGCTGGTGCAATGTTAACCAGAGCATTTGACTTAGAAAAAAGATGATTAGATTAAAATCACTAATAGTAGAAGGAATTGTAACTCAATCTGATTTTATGAGAATTATAAATCAGGCCAAAAAAGAAACAGGTGCTAAAGTTAAGATACCATCTGGTACAAAAAAACTTTGTAAAGAGGTAATGAAAGAGGGTTTTCATAGATTAGATTACAAAGGTAAACCTGGTAAGAAAAGATACCCTACCAACCTAATGTATCAGTATTATGCATATGTTCAAGGTTGGGGACATAGTAAATTTAAAAGTCCTGCCGATTGGTTTTTGAAGGGTAGTAAGTTTGATCCGATTTTAAAATGGATTTATGAAGATGATTATTATTCAAATCCATTTGATTATGATTATTTAAAATATCATGTAGATTCAGATATGAAGGCAAATCAAATTGTAGGAAATATCAGACCTGGTTCAAAAGATGTAGAACCAGCATATTATTTGGTAAAGGATTATTGGAATTCATTCGGTATGAGTAGAAATCATAGAAATTATGATGTGGTTACTGCTAAAGTTGAATGGTGGTTGAATAAAAATAAAGTTGAAACAAGATGAGAGATTATTTAAAAGAATTTAGTGGTGATGTCATTGGTGATTTTTTAGTTGAGAATGATATTAAAGACATTTTAAATGAAATTGGTTCACCAACCACAAGTGCACCAGTAGATGACGGGCCACCAACATTTTATAAATCATTAGACCAATATAAACAAGAAACGGAAGATTGGATTGAACAATTACAAAATGATTTAGGTTGGAAAGTAATTGATTATATATTGAGTGATGGGGCAATGGATCCTGAAGAAGATTACACTATGTCACATAGAGCAACTAATCCTGTTTCACATGGTAAAGTCAGTAAGTATAAGGATAATGTTCGAGATGTTTTAGATGTGGTAGGATGGAGAGTGATAAAATGGATGGGAGTTGATAAGGACGCATTAATAGCAGGTCCACCTATAGCATCAGGAATTGATTCTAAAAGTCGTAAAGAAAATGACGAGATGAGTACTGATTTAGCAGCAAAGAGAACAAAAAAGAAATTTAAAGGTGGTCGTCCAAGACTTCATGTAGAAAAATATCAACCACTTTCGAAAGATTGGTGGAATGATGAACTTAGAGAATTAATTACAGAGGGTGGAGCATACGGACATATGGCACATCCTTTTGATGATAAAGATTTGACATTTAAAGATTTAAAAAATATCATAGAAAGAGGTTTAGGTGGAGAGTTAAGTCGTGAAGATAATGTAACGGAGAAACTTGACGGACAGAACCTTATGATAAGTTGGAGAACATAGTGAATATATTTGAACAAAAACTATGGAAGTTGATTAAAGAAGCTTCACCAACTGGTACATCAGGATATGGTAGTGGTATCACAACAGGTGATGCATGGCCAGATGGTCTGTTTACCAAAAGGGGTGAAAGACGATACATAGGACCTGCAAGTTTAACTCGTGGAATGCAACAAGTTGATTTTCCTGCATCAGATAATATTTACGGTGGTAAAGATAGTCAAAATAACGAAAGACGGGCAAAAAGAGATGCAGGTAAATTGTATAAATATTTAAGTGATCCTGATGGTAATTCAGAAATTAAAGCTGATGAGTTACGAGATGATACACCACCATTATCACCTAAACAAAGAGTTTATGGAATACACGGATTTCATAGAAAACAAGAATATACCATTCCACCTGAAACTGCAAATTTTTATTCTACCTCAGAAACTTTAATTAAACCAACGACACCACCTGAAGGAACTGAAAGTGGTGGAGTACCAGCAACACCTGAACCTGGTTCTAAGGAAATGGGAAGTTCAAGTGGATACAGACAAGTAAATCCAAGTGGTCAAAAAGTTTTTGCAAGTAATGATAAATTGTGGAACAAATGGAAAGACCACAGAATAATGGGTAAGGTTAAAGGTAGAGAATGGAAAGGTTCAAAGTTAGTAGATTTGTTACCAAAAGGAGCTAAATAATGGCGATTACAATAGATGTAAATGTTGGAGATACCATATTAGGTGGTAGATTCAAAAATAAAAAGATTAAAGTAAAAGAAATAGGTAAAGATGAACACGGAATGCCAACAATAAATGGAAGAAAGGTAGTCAATTTTAGAATACCGAAATCCGTTGAGGAAAAAATTGTTAGGGATAAGGATGGATATGGAAAATACGAAAAAACTGATGATAGTGAATTTGATGAACCAGCTAAAACTAAAAAGTTAGAGGGTAAATCTACATACAAACAAATAATGGAGATGTAAATATGGACTTTTTAAAGAAACTCATAGTTGGTATTTTAGGACTTTTTGGTCTGAGCACCATTTTAAGTGCAAAAAAATCAAAAGAAGTAGAGGAACTTGGTAAAGTAATTAAAGAACACAAGAAAAAAGAAAAAGAAGTAGCAAAACAAGTAGAGAAATTACAAGAAAATAAAACTAAAAATAAAAAAGAAATTACAAATTTAAAAAGAAAACTTACTCGTACTAAAAACGAAGTGAAAAAAATGGAAGTAACTTTTGAAAAAGATGATGTCGATGATGCAGCAGCATTTTTAAGAAAGTTTTCCAAGAGTAAATAATTATATATGTATATAAGGAGAAAATAAAATGGCTACGAATCCCGTACAAGGTAAAGGTATCGCAGGTAGAACGGCTGGTCGAATACATGCAACTGGTAAATACAACAGAATAACAAAAGTACCTTCAAGTACTACATTTCATGCAACTGGTTCAAATGCCGGTGCAGCATTTATATGTGAAGTAGTAACTAATGTTGTTATTCATGCCGCAAATGGTGGAGTGATACCAGGAACATCATTGTCAGCAGATACTCTCTACGAAATCGGTACAAAAAAAGTAGTGATTGGTGGAAGTGGTGTCGTTTATGTACTACACAGATAGGAGTTAATATGAGATATCTTTGGATATTATTACTATCCATTCCATTATTTGGACAACAAACCTTAACAGATGAGCAAGTATTGAGTATTGCAAATCAAATTAAAGAATTACAATATTCTGATAGTACCAAATCCGTTCAAATTAAAATTTATGAAGGTTTGGTAAAGGAGTATGAAGAACAGATGAATGTTGATTCTTTAATTATTGTTGCAAAAAATAAACAAATCGAATCTTTAAGGGCACAAAATAAAGCAAATGAGAAGATGGTTAAACTAGCAAAACCAAGTTGGTACGAAAACAAGTGGTTATATTTTGGATACGGAGTAGCCGCTGTAACTATTCCAACTTATTTTGGTATTAAAATAGTGGACATAGCAAATTAATGAGTGATTTAAAGGCAGTAATTAAACAGGAATACTTAAAGTGTGCAAAAGATCCAGTATACTTTCTAAAAAAGTATGCTGTAATTCAACACCCACTTAAAGGTAAAGTTCCTTTTGCTTTATATCCATTTCAAGAAGCATCATTAAAAGATTTTAAAGAACATAATTATAATGTCATCTTAAAGGCTCGTCAGTTAGGAATCTCAACACTTACTGCAGGATACGCATTATGGATGATGACATTCCAATCAGATAAGAACATATTGGTTATAGCAACTAAACAAGATACCGCTAAAAACTTGGTTACGAAGATTCGAGTGATGCACGCAAACCTACCGAATTGGGTAAGGTCAAATTGTGTTGAGGATAACAAACTCTCACTTAGATACTCAAATGGTTCACAAGTAAAGGCGATATCATCTACTGAGGACGCAGGTCGTTCAGAGGCACTATCTTTACTCGTTATTGATGAGGCAGCATTTATCGACAAGATTGATACAATATGGACTGCTGCACAAAGTACTCTGAGTACTGGTGGTCAATGTATAGCACTATCAACACCGAATGGTGTGGGTAATTGGTTTCATAGAACTTGGGTAGGTGCTGAAGAAGGTGAAAATGATTGGAATACAATTAAATTACATTGGACGGTTCATCCTGATAGAGAACAAGATTGGAGAGATGAACAAGATAAGTTATTAGGACCAAGTGGAGCGGCACAAGAATGTGATTGTGACTTCATCACTTCTGGTCAAGGTGTTC